ATACCCAACTCTATCTGTTAGCCTAAATATACCAACAGATACTACCAGCCTTGTTGCCGCTGATTTTGGTAATACAGGTTATATTGTTATGGAACCATACGAACAAGGTGGTTACTTCGCAGAGATTTACGCAAACGGACGAGCTACAAATTGGTAAGCTCAAAATATTTTAAGGAGATTCTATAATGAATGAACAATTAATTGATTCTAACGTTAAACCAAATGGTATGGTAACAATTACCAAAACTAACGAACTTGGTCAAATCACTGAACAATTTCAGGTTAAAAACCTAGTTGTTGCAACTGGTAAAATTTATATCGCTGGTAAGATGATTGCCGAAGCTGCTGATGTACCAACTCACATGTCTCACATGGCTATCGGTACTGGTACTGCTTCCCCAGCTGATGCTGATACTACACTAGGTACTCAAACTGGTCGTGTATTGCTATCTGGTGCTTTACAAGAAAACAACTCTATCACTTACACTGCTACTTTCCCAGCTGGTACTGGTACTGGTGCTATTACTGAAGCTGGTATTTTCAACGGTTCTGTTGGTGGTACAATGCTTTGCCGTACAGTATTCCCAGTTGTTAACAAACAAGCTGGTGATACAATTGCCGTTACTTGGAAAGTAACTGTAAGTTAATCATAAATATTTGTTATGTGAATATCAACAGAAATAGACGGATAAAATAAATGGCAAATAATACAGCACTTGTAAAAACTATTCTGTACAAGTCGTTAGCAGAAGGTGTTTTTAAAGACGTGGTGACTCGTTCATCATCATATTTTTATTTTATGGGTAAAACATTATCTTGGGATGATGAAAATAACCCTCCTCTTCCTGTTGATAGTTTACATTACGAACACGAAGTTCGTAATGAAATCATCACAATCAAAGAAATTAAACCATCAGATGTCGCATTCGTTATTCCACGTAAAGACTGGGCATCTGATGTAGTTTATGACATGTACGACGATCGCTATTGCGAAGAAGTTGTAGGTATTAACTTAATTTCTGGTGGTGCTGGCTATATTAACATTGAAGATATTGTTGTAACAATATCTGGCGGTGGTGGTACAGGTGCAACTGCTGTTGTATCTGAAATTGCTTCTGGTGCTATTGCTGCTGTTATTTTGACAAACCCAGGATCAGGTTATACTTCTGTTCCAACAGTAACAATAACTTCACCTTCTGGTTCTGGTGCTATTATGCACGCCAAGATTGGTATTGCTGCATCAGGTGTACAAAAGTTGGAAGACTCTAACTTCTACGTTGTTACCGACGACTACAACGTTTACAAATGCCTTGATAATAACAACAACGCATACTCAAAATATAAACCAACAGGTTCACAATTAGAACCTATTGAAACTTTAGACGGTTACATTTGGAAGTTTATGTATAACATTCCAATTAACCTTCGTAACAAATTCTATACCGACGAGTACATTCCAGCGGTTTCTGCTTTAACGAACCACTTCTACTCGAACGGCACTATTGATAATATCTTCATTACATCTCGTGGTGAGGGATACACAAACGCACTGTTGTCTGTTACAGGTGATGGTTATAGAGAATTAGATCCTATCTATATTACTCAGGCTCAGGTTGTAGCTCCAGGAACTCATTATACAGACCCAACAGTACAGTTCTCCCCACCATTCGGTACTGCTTCACCGTTCTTACCAAACAACAACGTGAACCTTGGTCAGAAGATTTACAATAATACTACAAAAGATTTCTATGAGATTGTAACACCAGGTGTTTTATCTTCGGTTGCTCCGACACATAGAGATGGTACTGTTAAGAACGGAACAGCTGCTCTTAAGTATATCGGTACAACATTAAAAGGTTCTTTAACTAAAAAGAACGATAAGAATATTACAGCAATTAATATTACAAACGCTGGTTTCCAATATACAACTGCCCCTACTGTAACTATCACTGACCCAACTGGCGTTGGTGCTGCGGCTATTGCAACCATCGGAACATCTTCAATTTCTTCTGTACAGATTGTTGCTGGTGGTAATAATTATGTATCTCCAATTCTTTCTGTAATTGGCGGTGGTGGCGCAGGTGCTATTTTATCCCCTGTTGTAACTAACGGACATATTTCTTCAGTCAGCGTTGTTAATGGCGGTTCAGGTTATACTTCTACTCCAACTATCTTAATTGAAGATTCTTCAGGCTCAGCTGCTACTTTAACTCCAGTCCTTTCTGGTTCTCCAATTCTTGCAATTAATGTTATCACAGGTGGTCAAGGTTATACAGACCCAACTGTTACTATCACTGGGCCAAACGGTACAGGTGGTGCAGCGGAAGCTGAAGTTGAAACTGGTGTTATTGATAAGTGTACATTGGTTGGTTCAATCCGTGACGTTGTTATTATTAACCCAGGATCTGGATATATCGACCCACCTGAAATCGCTTTAACTGGCGGTGGCGGTAATTGGGCTGTTGTTCGTTCTAAATTGTATGCCGATAGACTTCTATCTACACACGTCGTTGACGCTGGAGATGGATATACTTCTGCACCAGACGTTGCGTTTGGTACTCCATGGGAAGAAGGTCTAGAGGTTTATACAAACCAACAGTTCTCACACTTCACCAACTTGTATACTGTTGCTCAAAATGGTTTCTTCGGTTCAACTGCACCAACTTGGTCTTCTGGTACATATATCACTTCACCAGCTTGGGCACCTTCTGATTTAGTTGAAACTGGACAAACTGTTTATGTTTCAGACAGAATGTATAGAGTTCTATCTGATGGATATACTGGAACAACTGCTCCAACTCATATTACTGGCACACAATCAAATGGACAAGTTGGTCTACAATATATCGGCAAGCCAGCTTCTTTAACTAGAGCTGGTACTGTTGCTACTGGTTATGCTATCTTAAGATATGGTGCAGGTTACAACGTAACTCCAACTGCAACTATCTTAGATGCAACAGGCTCAGGTGGCGAGATTAACTTCTTGACTACAAAGTCTGAAGCTAAGATTGCCGCTATTACTGATGGCGGTCAAATTGTATTCATCGTAATTGATGATGCTGGTGTTGGATATACTAAAGCAAACATCACTGTTTCTGGTGACGGTCAAGGTGCGTCTGTTGTTGCAGACTTGAGCCTTGGTGCTATTTCTTCTCAACAAGCGAACAACGAGATTTTAACCCCTAACGGTACTATTGATGCTATCGTTGTAGTGTCTGGTGGTTATTCTTATGGTGTTGCAAACATTGCGATTGAAGGTGATGGTACTGGTGCCACTGCTGAAGCGGTTATTGATCCAATCACGAACGCTATTACTAAAATCAAAATCACCAATCGTGGCCAAGGTTATTCTTACGCAACAGTTAAGATTATCGGTAACGGTAACGGTGCTTCTTTACGTCCTATTATTTCCCCATATGGTGGACATGGTAAGAACTCTCCAGAAGAATTATTTGCCCGTTCATTGATGTTCTACACTAACATCTCTAACGACTTGAACCAAGGTGTAACAGTTGGTAACGACTATCGCCAAGTTGGTATTATTAAAGACCCACGTGTGTTTGATGGTTTTGCTCGTTATCAAGGTACTATTGGTTCTTCTTGCTATATTATTCAATCTCCAATTAACACTACTCGATTCGCTAAAGACGATGATTTATACATCGAAAGAACGAACAACCCTGATATTGAATGGGCACCTTCTATTCAATTAACCCTTGGTGATTTTATTTACTATCAAGATCGCATTTATACGGTTGTGGTTTCTGGTATTTGCGGTTCTACTCCTCCAACTTCAACAACTGGTTCTGAAGCTAACGGTTTCGCAGTTCTAACTTACGTTGGTTCTACTAAATCTAAGAAACGCTATCGTATTGTTTCTGTTACTTCTACTGGTGCATTGGTTCAGTCTTTAGATAGCGATATTCCTGAATCAAATGACGTGTTTATTAGAACAGCAAGTATTACCGATAACTTCACTGCAGTTTCTGTTGGCTTACCAGATTTTGATAAATTCTCAGGACAGATGATGTATATTGATAACAAACAAGGCTTCACACCTTCTGGTGATGAAACAATTACTTTGAGAACTATTATCAAATTCTAACTAAATATAGTAATAGTCTAACTTTTATTAAAGAGAAAACGAATGGCACTAGATTTCAATACCGAACCGTATTTTGATGATTACTCTGCAGAAAAAGATTTCTACAGAATTTTATTCCGTCCAAGTTATGCGGTTCAAGCCCGTGAACTTACACAACTTCAAACTATCCTCCAAAACCAAGTATCTCGTTTTGGCGATCACGTTTTCAAGAACGGTTCTCAGGTTATCCCAGGCTCTGTAAACGTTGATAACAAAGTACACTTCATTAAACTTGAACAGTTTACTGGTACAGTTGACGTTACAACTTATATCGAAACCCTAAAGAACAAGATTATCACTGGTGAAACATCTGGTGTTAAGATGCGTGTTTTAGATACATCAAGCGGTGGTGCTATCGTTGATGATCTGACAATTCCAACACTATATTGTAAAATTGAAGGTACTGCAGACGACAACGTTACAAACCGTTTAATCCCAGGTGAAAACGTTATTGCTTATATCGCAGATAACCAAGTTTCTACAAACTTCCGTTTAACTGAAGACCAATTAAATGATATTTCAGCTGTTGTTAAATTAACTGGTAACACTGGTGAAAACCCAACAACATATACTGGTAATTCTTCTTCTGACGTTTTAGGTTATGCATGTAGCGTTGACGTTGCTGCTGGTATCTATTATGTTGACGGTGTTTTCGTTCGTAACGACACATTGAAATTATATGTTGGTCGTTTCAGCAATACACCTTCTTGCCGTGTTGGTTTCAAAGTAACTGAAGAAGCTATTACACCAGAAGACGACGAATCTATCCTAGATAACGCAACTGGTTCTTATAACTTCGCTGCACCAGGCGCACACCGCTACAAAATCTCTCTTTCTCTAGTTAAACTGCCTTTAATTTCAACAGACAATATCCGTTTCGTTGAATTGGTTCGTATTAACAACGGTCGTGTTCAACAGAAAGTTGAAGCAGCCTCTTACGCTGAATTAGAAAAGACTTTGGCTCGTCGTACATACGATGAATCTGGTAACTATGAAGTAAACAAATTTAAACTATCTGTTCGTGAGCATAGCAATAACGGTACTAATCAGGGTGTGTATATCCCATTAGTTGAAGGTGAGATTGCTCAAGATGGTGTTATTTATGGCGATCCAAACAAATTCTTATTAGTTATCGACCCAGGCAAAGCATACATTCAAGGTTATGAAGTTGAATCTACTGCTGCCCAATATGTGTCTTTCAATAAAGCCAGAGAAATTAACGGCGATGAAGGTAATCATATCCAACGTGTTGCTTTGCAAACTATTGGTTTGAACAACGGTAACTATGTTGAAATTAACAACCTTTACAAGACTCCTTCTATCAGCACTTTCGAGAAAGTTTATCTTGTAAAATCTTTACAACCAAGACTAGCTACTTTACAAGCAGTTGTAACTGCAGGTTCTGGCGCTATTAACTCTATCAACATCATTGACGGTGGTGAGGGTTATACTTCTGCTCCTACTGTTAACATTATCAACACTTGGGGTTCTGGAAGCGGTGCGTCATATACTGCTACTGTAACAAACGGTAAAATCACTGCCATGAACTTGGTGTCTGCTGGTTCTGGTTACGATACTGCTCACGTTCCTGAAGTTCGTGTAACTAGCAACATCAACGTTGGTCTTGCTCCTTCTGCGTCTGACATCGTCGGTACTGCAAGAGTTAAGAGCATCCAATTGAAGAGTGGTTCTTATAACAGCACTTCTTCAGTTTATCGTTTAGGTCTATTCGATATTCAGATGTTCAATGGTAGTTCTTTTGAGCGTGATGTTAAGAGTTTTGTTGGAACATCTGGTGCAGGTAACTTCTCTGCAAACATTAATCCAACATACGTTCAGTTATCTGGTGTTGCTACATCAGTTACTTCTGGTACACCAACAATAATTACAGGTAACGGTACATTATTTGCAGACCAAGTAAGAGCTGGCGATATTGTATACTTAAATGATACAAAAATTGGAACTGTTGCGAGCGTCAGCGGTAATTATTCTATCACATTAGCTGCCAATGCATTAGCTGCAGTTACTAGTGGTCGTATCACAATCTTTACTTCTACTCTAGTTCAGTCTCAATATGAATCTTTGATTTTCCCAACTGGACAAACATATGTTAAGACACTACGTGGTCTACAAAACGGCTCAGACGTTCTTAAAAATACAACTCTAGTTGTTCGCAGAGAATTTGGTGTTAAGAGTGCATCTAGCAATAAAGTTTGGTTTGAATTATCAAACTTGGATGAATCATTCTTGCCAGCAAGCGATTTGTCAAACTATGTTTTAATTAACAACTCTACGCTACAACCAGTCAACTTAACTGAATCTATGATCACAGTTGACACAAACCTGCGTCGTGTTGATATTAACTATGTTCCAAACGAAACATTCTATTTGATCGCTTCTGTACAACAAGTTGCAGCTGCTGGTCAAGAAAAGATCAAAGTCCTTAATAAGACTGGTGATCAGACTATCACAGATAAGAGAACTGTTAATGGTAACTCTATCAACTTAGCGCACGGTGATATTTTCAAACTAGCAAGTGTTCATATGACTCCAGGATCTTGGACATATGACGAAGAGACTTCGGTTGATATTACTGATCGCTACACATTAGATAACGGTCAACGTTCTACTCACTACACATATGGTAAAATTCTATTGAAGCCAGGATATCAAGTTCCTTCTGGCGCAATCAGAATTAAATACTGGTATTTCAGTGTTAATAACTCATATGAAGGTAACTACTTCTCTGTTGACTCTTACTTAACTGCAAGTGGTGTCTTGTATGAAGAGATTCCATCTTTCTATGTTACTGATTCTACTTCTGGTAAGAAGATTGAAATTAGTTTGACTGACGTTGTAGACTTCCGTCCAGTTTTAACTACT